AACCGCCACTTCAACTGGTACCACCACCGGCGCAGCTGTTAGTTTAACTGGCCTTTTGAAATCACAATACGACCTTTAAACGAAAAGTAAATGTGGAGATAAGCCACTCCACCGCCAGAAGAAGAAAACAAGCACAACTTTGGCATCACCCCATGAGGGGAAGGAGGAGAAACTTGCAACGCCATTCCTGGCGAAGGCTCCAAGACCCACTCATGCTCAATGCCGGCACGATATGAAGCCTCAGTATAACGAAAATACTGAGGGTGCTCCCCGACAGAGTCAATGTCAGGTTGGGCAGCATCATAACATAAACAGCCAGCAATTTTCGTGGACGACGTCATAGTTGCACGAACAACAATCTTGTGAATACTCAACATAGGAAAAGTTTGGTAAAGACTGGCAAAGCCCGAAAGGGCAGACAACGCATGAGAATAATTAACAGCGGAAGAGAGATCAAACCTTCCACTGGCAAAGTGCTCAGGTCCCCTCGCGTCAAGAGGGTCACGAGCCTTGGCATTCTCACCCGGATCCCGGGCAGACAACACACTCTCAGCAGCATTCATCACAACACGTGTTCAATCTCCTCGTTGTGTTGAATGTGATCAGACAGTATTGGGAAGTTATTCAGTACTTCCCGAGAAAAAGGTGAATTCGGAGTTTTAGAAGTATATTCGGTGTCAATGTCCGAAATGAAACCAAGTGCCCAGTGTTTCACTGACGTAGGAATCAAAGGCCGGATGAACATCAAACGATGCCCATCTACTGTTCCTAAATCAATTTTGACGCGCTTCAAAATGTTGAACAACTCACTATTCAGGAGTTGCCAGGCATCAGTTGCCTCCTCAGGCAGGATTTCGAACACCAAATCACCTTTAATAAATAGGGATCGGGCTTCAATAGCGTACCCGGCCAATACATCTTCTAATTTGCCACGCTCCTCGGCAATTAAAAGCTTACGAAGAAGGTGTACTGGATCTTTAACTGCTCCATGTTTTGTCAGATAGTAACTGAAGCTTCTAGGAGTCTTGGTATATGTTTGCTTCAGTTCGCATGTCTCATACTCTTTCCACACATGCCAGTTCGGATTCACTGGATAACGATGAGCATGACTTTCATCATCCCCACCATAAATTTGCGGTGCGGTCGGAGGTACAGAGTATCTACAATGAGTCTCAGCAATGTTCTTAATTGTATTAATTAACCATGTGAAAGCTTCACCTGACATGGTCATAAAAAAATGAATCATCAATTGACTCACAGCGTGCATCTTGTAATCAAGGAAGATCTGAATGTAATACTCAGGCACGCTGGCAACCCGCATAAGTTGTTCAAAAGCGTAGGTTGCATTGTGATCGAGGGAAGTTTCAAAGTGCTTACCGTCCCCTTCCCAAGGATCAGTAGCTTCAGACATCATTTTCTTGGCAAACGCATCAAAGTCCGCAAAAGTTTTCTTAACATGTAAATAAATGTTAGGGGGACAATGATCCAAGAAAAAATCAGTCATGTACATATTGATGGGCCC